GTAGGAAGCAGCCCGTCCGACTCCACCCCGAGAGCGGCTGCCCTGCGGAGGAAGTAGTTGCGGATGGCGTTCGGCCCCAGCGCCTTGGAGAGCGCCTCAGGTCCAAACAATTCGGAGGCCCCTGCGAGGAGACTGTCCAAGGCCTGGAGTTCCGCGTTACGGCCCAAAGCAGCGAGGCCCGCGACAATCGTAACCTTGACGGCCCCCTGAGGGAGCTTGGTCACACGGCCTGCGCGCTGGAGGTAGCGGAGCTTCTTGCTCACGTAGGGGGTCTGGAGGGTGACAACCTGTTGGGAGTAAACCCCACCGAGGGCATCGTTGAGTTCCTGGATGTCAGCCTGGATTTCCTCGGCAGTCACCCGCTCGCCGGTCCTTCGCGTCCCCACAAGGAAGGCTCTGGAGAGGCGCTGCATGGCTTGCTCGATAACCCATTGCTGGCTCTGGTAGTCGGCGCTCTTGCCCTCGCTCTTGAGGGTGGTAACATCATCGGCTCGCCCCGTGAGGACTGCCCCATTGGCTGCCTCCGAGACCTGCTTCTTCGAGGTGAGACCGCCTGGGTGAACGAACTGGAGGAAGCGGGCCATAGCGGCGCTGCCCTCCGTGATTGTCTGGGTGCCCCCCTCCACCGTCTGGATGTCCCCCTCGTAGAGTTCCACGTAGGATCGCCCGTAGTCCTCACCATCAAGGAGGGTCCAGGGGGCGAACAGGAAGGGGAGGGCCTCATCGGTGTATTTGGCTGTGGAGTCGGGGACCATCTGGCCGTGGACTTCCTGATAGACCTCCCACTTGCCATCCTCGCGGTAGCCGTGGGTGTAAACACAGATGACGGACTTGTCAGTCTCCCCCGCCTTGGTGACATACCCGGCTTGGGTCACCAGCTCCTTGATGTCCTCCGGGAGGGTCTGGTAGCTGAGAGGGTCCTCAAGGACGAACTCAAGGAGATTGCCCTGAGGGTCCCGCTTGACAACGAACCTCTCCAGGGGGAAGCCCCTGAGGGTGCCATCGGGGTAGAACTGGAAGCCGTGGTTCCCGCCCACCACCATCTTGAGGACCCCCACGCCCAAGCGGCTGCGATCCCCATCCTCTTCCATGGCCCCGGAGAACTCTTGCTCAACCCGAGACAGCCCGGTGTTAATCTGCTGTTTGATCGCGGCGCGCTTCTCCTCGTCCTGCTCCTGTTCGAGGGCACGAGCTGAGCGCCTGTCCTGCTGGAGCTTCATCGGAGGCCGCCCTACAGGGAACAGCGCGAGGACCACCTTGTTGGCGAGGATCGAGGCGAGGTAGGCCCCGAGGGTGTTCCAAGGGACCTCAGTGTCCGAGGAGCCGTTATCACCCTGGGGGCGGAACAGGGAGGGGATTGTCAGCTCTGCGCAGCGGATGGCGCGCTGGACAAAGGGGTCACGGTCGGGAACCAGACGTGCATAGGTGGAGGCTGCTCGGCCCTTGCCCTCAGAGGGGGACTCATTCGGACCCTCTGCGGAGTTTTCATTGGTGGCCATTGCGTCTGGTTCCTGTTCCCGTGGGTGTGTGGCTTGGGGTTACTGTGTAGCGTTTCCGCTGCCACGTCCCACCCGAAGGGCGAGGCGTCCAACAGCACCACCCGAGCGGGGGTTGGTCGTGGAGGGATCGGGAGCGCCAACCTTGAGGGCATCGGCCCCCTGGGCTGCCGGAGCCGGGGTGGCTGCGGGGGGATTGATCTTGGGGGTGGGGAGGCATCCCATATCAGAGTTCCTTTTCGGCGAGGTTGAACAGGTAGTCAATGACTTCGCGAGCGCCCGCGCGGTGGCCCGCGTAAACCGCAATCTCCTCGATGCTGTTCGCGTCCTTGATGACCTCCAGAGTGTCCGGGAACTTCCGGTCCAGGTGCTCCAGGAGGGCGGGCGAAGGCGGGATCAGCTCTAGGGCTTCCTCATCGGCAATCGGTGCGGTGGACCCTCTGCGGCGTTCGTGCGGTCTGCTCATTTGAAGATGTCTCCGGTGACGAGGCTATCCGTGAGGGCGTGGAGTTCCTCGATGCTGCCCTCGTTGTTTAGCTCAGTAAGGGGGGCCGTGTCAAGCAGTCCCTCCGAGGGGTGGCCCCGGTAGCGCGCGGACTCAAACCGAGGATCGAGCGTGCGGGTGACCTTGAAGGTGAGGCCCCTGCGCTGGAGGATCGCGGAGAGTTCTTCGGGGAAGCGCACATCATCCACCACCACCGGCTTGTCTTGTGCGAGGAGGGCGTCAATGCGGCGGCTGGCCAGCTTGGTCCATACCTGTTTGCCCAGCATCTTGCGGCCCCAGTCGGTGCCTAAAGTCTGGAGGAGAAAGCGGGGGGTTACCCCGTAGTCGCAGCCGAGGCGGTAGCTGAGGTCAACCTCCTTGAGGCCCCCCTCCAGCATCCGGTCAATGTCGGTCTCCCCTACCCCGGCCTCACGAAGGAGACAGGCCACCATGTATTTCACCGGGTCGGCGAACTTCACGAGGGTGTATCCGTGCTCCGTGACGAGCCTCCCCGCTATCGTGCTCTTTCCCGATTGCATCACCGAGGAGTAGAGTCCGATAAGACGGGGAGGGGTCATCGTCTAGGGTCCTAGCTTAGCGGGGAGGTTCCCAGAGGATCGGAGCCTTGGAGGCAGCGTCCCAGTCTGAGAACCGGAGGATACGAGCAACGCGGGCTTGCACCAAAGCGTCCTCCTCTGTCAAGCCCTTTTCTTCGTAGAGCTTCACAACCTCCTTCCAGCGCTCAGCCGGAGAGAGGCCTTCCTCACGGCACCGCTCGATGAGCTGGCGGGCCTTGACATTGCCGATACCGGGGCAGCCCTTGTAACCGTCCACCGGGTCACCCGCGAGGGTCTGCCGGATGTGGAACTCGTCACCGGCTTCCTCGGTCACGGCAATCACCTGGGGCACTCCCTTGGTCCCCGAGTTGGTGGCCACCGTCTGGTAGACCTTGCCGGGGATTTGCAGGAGGTCCTTGTCCGGGGAGACAATGATGGGGTCCCGGCCTGCGAGCTGGAGCTTGCCTGCGGAGATACCACACACATCATCCGCTTCGAGGCCTTCGATCAGGAGCACCGGGTAGCGGGCCTCCTCAACGATTGCACCCCGGAGCTGGTCCAGGAGGAGAGGCCGAGGGCCACCCTTGCGGTTGCTCTTGTAGGAGGGCAGGATGTCGAAGCGGAAGTTGCGGCGATCCGAGAGGATGACGAAAGCGTCCTCAGCCTCCACGGCCTCAACCATGGCTTCGATCCGCTCCCAGCAATCCCGAACCACGGCTGGCAGGGGGAGCATCTGGAGCTGTTCATCCCCGCAGCGGGTTTCCCCCCCGAGGGCCGCCGCAAAGAGGATGCCGTCTGCATCAATGAGGGCGATACGCTTCTTACGACTGGTGGTGCTGGACATAACGGTCCTCCTCATCTGCGACTGCCGCCGCGTGGTCGAATAGGAACTGGGTGCCGGAAGGGGTGAGCTTCCAGAGGCGTCCGTAGAGTGTTCCGTTGGGGATGATCGCGGTGGAGATGAACCCGCGCGAGGCGGCCTCAGCAACCTCATCCGCGTAGGCTCGCACCTCATCGGATTTGGTCGTCAAGGAGTAAGTCCACAGCCGGTGAAGGATGCGGACCAATTCAGGTTGTGGCATAGGGTTTGATCCTTCTAGATCGAAGGACCACGGGGGGTGGCAGGAGCGCGCTATTGTCTAGTGCGTTTCCATCCAGGAGCGAGCCGGTCGGTGGTCCGGGGAGGGGGACACCTCAGCTTGCAGGGGACAGTGCAGACCCAGCGCCTTGCCCGCTTGGGGGACGCAATCTAGGGCGAGTTTGGAATACAGCTCCACACGGGAGGGGAGGACTTCTGCTTGGGCTTCGTCATGGACATTCGCCACGAACTCGTAGTCCGTGCCTGGTGTAAGTCCCTGCGCTCTCAGGTTAGCGTCTAACAGGACGAGACTCTTCTTCATCACGATTGCCCCTGCCGATTGCAGGAGGGTGTTGAGGGCAGCGTGGGCTTTGCGCACTCTGAGCTTCCGTCCGTCCAATCCGGTGAGGAAACCCTTGGTCTCAACTGTCTGGGTCAAAGCTGTCTGGAGGTGGGCCATGGCACTAAAAGCACCGAGGACCTTGTGGCGGACTTCTTCGCCAATTGCTCGCTTCTCGGAGAGTGTCCCGAGGGGGGTTACAATGGAGCCGAGCTTCTCGTTGCCTGCTCCGTAGACGAACGCATACATGGTTGTCTTGGCGTTGTCACGTCCTAAATTGCCTGCCCCCAAAAGATTTGTGCCCACGAGGTCCCGCAGCCAGGAGTGGGGATCGGTGCCCTCCTCCTTCACCCCGTTCGCAACCACCTCGGCATAGGCCCCCTTGTCCCACCTGGAGACGTAGTGTGCCAGCATCCGCAGCTCCAGCGAGGAGCCATCGAAGCCCACCAGCTCGTAGCCCTCTCCGGCAATGAAGAGGTCCCGGCAGGCTGCCCCGTGGAGCATGGGTGCATGGGGGTATTGCTTGGTGCCTGCGGTGTTCTTGGGGACTTGGGCGAGGTTGGGATCGGAGTGGGTGCATCTGCCAGTGACAGCCCCATTGGTGTTGACCTTGCCGTGTATCCGGTAGGTCTTGTCCCCGTTCGGGTGCTCGGTCTCGCGGGCCACCTTGAGCCATGCCTTCTGGCCGGTCGCCAACATCCCGATACGCTTGAGCACCAGGTAGTATTCCGCGAGCAGCTTGGCCTCCGGGTAGGGGAGGGCCGAGAGGACATCATCATCCACGATGGGCTGCGGAGGGGAGTTCTTCCCGCCCTTGGTGAACCTCGAAGGCTCCCAGCCATACTTGACAATGAGGCGCTGGCGCACGTGGGCACGAGAGCCGGGTCGAAACTGGATGCGCTTGATGGGGGTGTAGGCCCCGCCCTGTTCGTAGAGCGCCTTCGGGGGACCCTCGTAAGGTTTGAGTTCCTTGCCGGTGGTTTCCGAGAAGCGCCTAAGTGCTACGTCCGGGAGGTGGGCCAGAGAGGCGTTGCGAGGCTTGGTGGTGACAACTACGTCCCCCCACTTCTGCTGCTCCAGCCAGAGGACCCTGCGGCGTTCCTGTTCCTCGGGGTCATCGCCCTCCTCGTCCTCTTCCTCGCGTTCGACCCTGGAGGCTCCCGCGTGGGCGGCCTTGCCGTGTGCCCACCATTCACCGAACGCTTCGATCAGGGCTTCCTCAAGCTCTGTCTCTCGGGATTGAAGGCTCGCAAGGAGCGTGAGAGCTTTGGGGTGGTCAAAAGCGAAGCCTCGGGACTCCTGCCTTCGTATCACCGCAGCGAAAGCGTGTTCCAATTCCACGGAAACCGGATCGGGCTTCTGGGCCTTGAGCCACTTCCACAGCTTGAGGAGGACCACCACGTCCTGCTCCCCGTAGTCCTGCATGTCCTCGTTCCACACAAGCCACCCCCCTCTGTAGGAGGCCTTGTGTTCGCCCAGGCGGATGCCCCAGCACTCCAGCGAGTGGCGGGTTCTCATGTTGCCCTTGAGCTTGTGGGAGTTGGGGCCTGACTTGGCAATGTCGGGGTAGATCAGGCGGGACAGCACGAGGGTGTCCTCGATGGTGCTCCCCGGCTTGGGCTTCCACCACGGATAAACCAAGAGGATGGCCCGCTCGTCGAAGTCCTGGATGTTGTGGCCGATGCGAACGTCCGCCTCAGCGAGAACATGGAGGGCATCCACCACGGACATCCGCTCCCAGCCCCGCCCCGTCTGGCCCTTCTCATAGGCGTGTGCCCCTGAGATTTTCCTGAGGGTTCCCGTGGCGGTGTCAACCCGAATGATGAGCACCGAGTGGATGGTGTCCATGGCTGGGTGCATCTCGCCATTGCGTTCCCGCTTGGGCTGGAGGAGACCATTCGTTTCGAGGTCATAGTAGTCGATAATCACAGTGGGGGTGCCTCCGCCTCGTCATCCCTGTGGTTGAGGTCGATAGCCTCGTCCACCTCAAGCCTGCCGGTGATCGTGTTGTAGCGGAGGGGCATGGTCCGTCCGGTGCTGTCCCCTGTGTAGCGATCCTTGAGGACCCGGAAGGTAGTCAGCGCCCGCGCCTCCTCGTCCCCCTGTTGGTCCCTCTCCAGGGCGAACACATAGCTGGCCCACATCCCGATGGCATTCGACCCCCGGAGTTGCTTGAGCTGGACCCTGCCGCCTTCCTCGTGGGACTTCCCCTCGGAGGGCCTCGTGACGTGGGTGTTGAACCAGAGGCCAATGTGGAGTTCCTCGGCCAGCATCTTGCTCTCGGCCATCATCCGGTCAAGCGCCTTGCGTTCGTCCTCCTCGGTCGCAACCAGTGCGGCCATGGGGTCCACGAAAGCATCCGCGATGTCCTCCGAGTGTTTGAGGAAGCGCAGGCGATCCTTGATGGAGTTCCAGTCGGTGGCCCCCTGGTGGTCGTTGATGAACAGCTTAGCGCACTTGTCGGTAGCGAAGGTCACCGCCTCCTTGAGTTCCTCCGGGGTCCAGAGCACACCGTCCGGGTCGGGGATATGGAAGCGGCGATCCCAGAGCTTGCCTGCGATAGCCTTGCCGGTAATCTGGGGGCCAGCCTCGTAGTTGAACACAGCGGTGGGCAAATAGTTACCATCTGGGCGGATGTTGTGGGCAGCAATCTCAAGCATGAGGTCGGACTTGCCCACCCCTGTCCCGGCTGCCAGCACGAGGACCTCCCCGTCTCTACGCCCATGGGTCCAGTCCGTGAGGAAGGGCCACGGGTAGGAGCGGCCAGTCTTGACCGGCGAGAGGATTTCCCCAGCGAGTTCCCGCATTGAGGTGATACCATCCGGGCGATACGGTGCGGCGTTGTGCAAGAGGTGGGTGAGCTGCTGGTCCTCCCCGTGGAGGTGCATCTCGGCGGCATCCTTGCGGGGGAGCTGGGCGATGAACGCCTTGCCTGGGGGGAACAGCTTGGCTACCTCAAGGGCGGCCTTCCTCCCCGGCTCGTCCATATCAAAGCAGATGACTACCTCATCGAAGTTGGCGAAGAGGTCGAGGTGTTGGGCTACGTCCTTGCGGGCACCGCCTGAGCCGTGGATCGGAGAGACCACAGGGAACTTGTTGGCCCAGAGCTGGGAGATGACTAGCGTGTCCTTCTCGCCCTCGGCCAGGATGATCTTCTTGCCGCCGCGCCCCATGAGCCACAGCCCGTAGAGGCCGATGCTCAGCTCCGCGTCATCCTGCTTGCGGTTGGGACGGATGTGGAAGTCCTTGCCCTCCCCGTCCTTGCCAGTGTTGCGGACCTTGAAGCCCACCGTGGAGCCATGCTCGTCCTTGTAGACCGAGATGTGCTCACCCTCTCCGTGGGAGTTCACGCGGGTGCGGTAGTCCCAGTGAGCGGCAGTCGCCTGGGTCACCTTCCACTTGGAGAGTGCCCGCACTTGCGCGGTATCCAGGATTGCCTGCATCGCCTCGGACATCTTGAAGGAACTCCTCTGGTGGTGGGTGTAGTCTCGGGGGCGATCTATGTCCATCCCCTCCACCGGCTCATACCCTATGCGCTGGAGCTTGCGGGCAGACCAATGAGGGGAGGGGCATCCTCCGGCGAAGCAGTGGCCGTGTCCATCCGAGTAGATGGCGAACGAGGAGGAGGGATCATCGCAGGGGCATTGGAGCTTGGACTGGATGAGGTCACTCTCCTCCACGGGGTCCATGGGCTAGGCCTTCTTGGTGGAGGCAGGCTTAGCGTTGGCGGAGGTTCCTCCCTGTGGTCCAGCTTTCGCGGCCTCAGGTGCGGCAGCCTTCTTCTCTTCGGAGAGGGGGGCCGGTAGGGCGGTGACCGGAGTGGCGGCCACAGGGGGGATCAGTTTGGCGGGACATTGCGAGGTTGAGCAGTTGCTCAACTGGCCAGTCTTTCCGCGCATGATGTTCGCGATGGGGACAGCCACCTCCTTGCCGCAGGCCGTGCATCCAATATGCGCTACATCCTCCGGGGCAGCCTCAACAGCCGGGGGGCATCCGATGGCGAAGTTAGCACAGGTGCCAATATCGTCACCCGTGAGGTAGCAGCGGGGGCAGTAGCGCATAGGACGGTCCTTACTTCGGAGGCGGGACGGGGTTGTCCACATTGTTGGTGATCGAGACGATAGCCGCGATGGCTGCCGCTGTGGCCCCTAGCACGACTCCCACCTGAGAGAGGTCAACCTGAGAGGTGGACCTGTAGATGGAGAGGATCGGTGCAGCCAGGCCGGTGAGGAGAATGGGGATCGAGTAGATACGCCCGAGTGCCCACGTCTCCCCATCCGGTCCGGTGTAGAGGTCGGTGAGGAACTTCTTGATGGCAGACAGCATAGGGGACTCCTTGAATGTGGAGACCCCTCAGCGTTTAGCCGATGTCAGGGTCCTCCGTGGAAAGGGCGAACAGCGAGAGGGGGACAACCCCACCCGAGGCCGCGATCTGGGCACCCACCTGCTGGGCCACGATCTGCTCCAGCTTCTCGGTGGCAACGAACAGCGAACCCAGACCGAAGCGCTCCGCCATGAGGGCGAAGGTCTCGATGGAGGCCACGATCTGGACGTTCTGGGGGGTGTGGTAGACGAACACCGCATGTTCACAGGCCTGTGCCTGAGCGAACAGTTCGAGGGTGGTCTCACGGGCGAGCAGGTGTTGCTCACCGTAGTAGCCGATGAGAGCCAGCATGGACTCTGCGAGGGACTGAGTGGAGGTGACCCACTTGCGGATGGTATGGCCGGGAGCGTGTTCTTGGGTGGCCATGTGGTCGATGGTGAGGACCACCGAGGCGAAGTCCGGGTTGACTGCAACAGCGGTTTCAGCTTCTTGGGGGAGTTCGAGGTCGGGGCGGGGGCGTGAGGTTCCGGCCTTGCGGACCTTCGTGTTGACGTTGCTCATGTGGGTTGTCTCCGGTTGGTGGTGCCCCCACCCCTACCTCAACCCCGCTTGCGCGAGGAAGAGGAGAGGGCGGAGACTGCGGCCACCTTATCGGGGCAGACCGGCTCAGTCAACCAGTTTTCGGGGATGATCTTCTTGGCGTATTGGAACCCGTTACGAGAACACCAGTCGGCGTAGGTCGTGGGGCTTCCCTTGTAGAGCTTGGCCGAGGGGGAAGAGAACACGAACCGGATGTCCAGCTTGGGGTGTTGGGCTTTGATCCAGAGGTGCTTCTGGCGATCCTCCGTGGAGAACAGCCCCTTCGACTCAATGATGATCCCGTTGGGCAGGAGGAAGTCCGGGGTGTAGGTGCGCTCTTTCATGGGCTGGGTGTAGGGGACCTTGAGGGTTTCAAATTGCACGGGGACGCCCGCACAGGTGAGGACACCGGCAATAGCAGCTTCGAGGCCGGAGCGATAGGCTGCCCTGAGGTGTTTGAACCTGGAGGCTGCCATCTTGGGACGGGCGCGGGCCATTAGTCTCCCACCCCCTGCCGGTGAACAGCCTCTCGGGCTACCGGACAGGGGGAAGGCTGGCGGGAGGGGACCACTACCGGATCGAGCTGAGGGCGGGACCACATCTCGGAGTTGTGCTTGTGGCGGATGTCCTGCGTGGGCTTCTTGTGGCAGCCTCTCATGGGGCATAGCTCCTCTCTTCGTAGAACGGAAAGGCGAGCTGAGCGGAGGGGTCCTCCGGGGGTCCGCCTCCCCACCCGATGAGGGCAAGCAGGAGGGCGAGGCCTAGGAAGAAGGCCTTCCATTCGGTGGGGTTGCACATCAAGAGTAGGTCTCCTCAACGGTGATACCCATGCAGTGGGTGCGGGTAGTGGTGAAGTCCTTGGAGCGGGTGACCTCGCGGTGGAACGTGAAGGTTCGGAACTCCTCGCAGCGCGGGACAGGATCGAATGGAGCACGGCCCACAGCGCGGGACATCATTCGTGCGGGGATGTTGACTTGGTAGCCCCGGTCCTGTGGCCACTCCCGGCCTTTACCGTGGAGTTCCCAGCAAGCCTTGACCTGTTCGGGGAGACTGGCGGTGCCCCGGTAGAGGCGGTCCTCCAGCTCATCCTTCTTGTGGGCTTCGGCATAGCGGCCATAGGACTGGGCCGTCTCGCGACACATCGGGCAGGCGTGGCGGGTGGGAACCTCAAGGGTCTCTTCTTCCCACCGGCTCAAGAGAACACCTCCGTCTCAAGGTGGAACCGCATTGCCTGGAACTCAGGCGCGATACCTGAGGCCGTCATCGGATCGGCCATGAGGTTCTTGGTCACCGTGAAGGCGTCCTGTGCGGGGATACGAGCGGCCTCACAAGCGAGGAGGAACGCGGCGGCGAGCGAGAGGATTTGGTTCTCCTTCTTCCAACCCTGGATACGGTCGAAGAGGGCGACACAGCCTCGGGCTACCAAACCCTTGGGGGCATGGTTGAGGGTGTCCCTGTCATAGAGGGACTTCTTGGCTTTGGACAAAGCGGGGGTCCTCACTGAGCGATAGCTACTGAGTAGCGAGGTGGTCTGCTGGCTGAGCAGAGCTAGGCCATCCCGCCGAGTGTCTTGGGGAATGGTTCGCTCTAAGGGTAGCTCTCAGTGGTAATCCCCGGAGCTACAACGCAAAGCGGCCCCCGAGTCCCTCCATCAAGGGGAACTCTAGGGGCCGCCGTTTGCTCGTGCTAGGTGCTTACTCGCTTGGAGGGCACTCTAGGGGGCCAGCGCCCCTTTCGTGCCGTGAGCCTGTATATAGACTCCCGCGAGGGTGTCAAGGGAAGAAGTCATCCGGGAAGAAATACACCAGAACGAGGATGACCAGGAGAAGTCCACCACCGATGGCGAGGGGAACCCAGAAGGGGGCCAGCACCCACCACCAGGACCACGTGATGGCCCCGCCCAGCTTGAGGCCAATGAAGAGGAGGCCCAGGAGGGTGAAGCACCCTACGCCCCCGTGCGTTGCCTTATTCTCCGACATTAGAACATCTCCTTGACTTCACCCTCGGGGGTATCCGGCCCTTCGCCACCCTCGGGGTCCTTCTTTTCCATGTGGGCGAACGCGGCCAGGTCATCCGCAGCGTAGTCATCCCCGAGGATTTCCCGGATGGCGTCATCGTCTGCGGTCGCCGGGCCAGATGCGCCGTAGCGTTCGAGCTTGTGGATGCGGACCCCGGCGAGCTGGAGGTTCGGCTTGACCGAGGCCGGGATGTCAACCCCTTCGATCTTCTTGGCGGAGGCATACACCAGGTTGGTGTAGCAGATGAGTTCGACCATCGAACCCTTGGCCATCTTGAGGGCGGCCAGGTCGAGGAGGTTGTTCTTGGCATCCCACGCCTTCATGCTCAGGGGATACTCCGTCCCGTCCCGGCGCTTGAGCATCCGAAACTTGGCCGAAACCTGGAGGAAGGGAAGCGAGGTCCAGAAACCCTCCTTGGCCTCCTTCAAGCGGGCAGCCACCCAGTCCTCAGCCGATTGCGGGGCACAGGGGAGGGAACCTCCGGCCTCCTTCGTGAGTTCTTCGAGGTGGGCATCCACGGCGTTCTTCTGCACCATGGCAACCAGGGCTTCGATCCCCTTGGGGTTGAGGTGGATGCAGGCATCGAACTTCTTGGCACCGAAGGCCTCGTCCGGTTCGATCAGGTGGTTATAGCCGAGCTGGCCAATGGGAAGGGCGACAGTTGAGCGCGAGCGGATGATGAGCACACCATTCTTGGCAGGCTTCTTAGCGGCAGCGGCCATGGGATTTCCTTTTGAGGCTGGAGGTAAACTGGCTGTCCCCTTATGCCCACCTAAGGGAGGC